CCTTACTGCATGGTGAGAGGCTTAGGGCCCTGCATGATCATGCAAGTGAAACCCATAGCCCTGGCTTGGTTGCGTCCGTTCTCTACTCCTACCCTGTCTGGGAACCACAGTGCTGGCATCCACCTGTCGTCTTGAGTTAGGAGATAGACATACCATCCGTCTGGTCTGTTCATTTCTTACCCTTCACAATGATGACCTTGCTCAGGTTGGAGTACCGGAGTTCGGCGGTGTCGTCTGGTCCGATGTCATTGATACTGACATAACGCCCATCGTCAGGACTGAAGAAATTCTGGATGATAAAGTCTTTACCATCCGCCCATGCCTGCTTGGCATCCTTCTGGTTACGATAGTCACGACCGTACGCGGGGATGATACTTCCGATATGCATTTGTTTACTCCTTACAGGGTGCAGGTTCCAGGTCGGGCCCATGTACGCACGAACCCGGCGTCTACCAGTTCTTCCTTGTAGTCGGGCGGTGTACCGACTGTCCACGCCACCAGACCTCCGTCGTGATCGTTGGCGACACGGATGTCTTGCCAGTCCTCATTAGACAGGAAGTCTTCCATCATCAACAGGTCATCGTTGGTGACGCTGACTGCGTGTCCTTTGTGGATGTGATCAAGGAGACGAGGCATGTTGTTTAGGTTCATCTGTTTACTCCTGCTCGGACATAAGAAAACCCCGACCACTGCGGGGTAATGGACTAACATAGGTTTCCCTATGGTAGTCCTTGGTTTGGGTGTCTGTCTGTTTAGAGAATTGCGATAATCCAGTTGTCACCATCCCGTTCGGCCTTAAATTCCAGGCCGACAATCCACAAAGTCTGGCATACGGTGACCATTTCATGCGTGGTTCCGCACACAATCTTCTGCACCTTCAAGAGAATTTCGATAACCCAGTTGTTACCGTCCCGTTCGGCCTTAAATTTTAGGCCGACAATCCACAAAGTCTGGCATACGGTGACCATTTCATGCGTGGTTCCGCACACAATCTTCTGCACCTTCATGTGATGTCCTTTCGCTGGTTACGCCTTGGATAAGGCTTTCAGGTTACTTGTTGCGATCGCGGTAGGCCTGGATCGCCTTGTCTCTGGGTGACATACCATCGGCATGGTAGGTCTGCACACCCCGCTGGTAACGCTTGCGGGCATCCGCCTTGCTCACCCGGACACGATCGGGCGTGTCGTGCACAGGCTGTGGAGAGGGACCGCCAGGCTGTACCCTCGGACTGTGAAGCTCGCCATGTCCCTGATAATCGTATCGGGACCAGATGAGAGGCTGGCATGGGTTCCGGGGACCGATCCTCGGCGGGTTGTACTTGACAGGTTGCATGGTAACTCCGGACTGTTGACACAACGATAGCCCCGACATTCGGGGGCCTGGAAAACTACCCTGTGTATTTCTACGCAGGATAGGTTAATGGTTAATGAAACGATTCTCGACCGTGTGACGCTTGCGTTGCATCGGTACGCTGTCACCGAATCCGAATCATTCGGGGGATGGTCCTGCTACGGATCGCCCCGGCCCGGTCATCGGCAACTACCCTAGATCCACGGCCAGATCTACCCTGTACAGGGAATTCGCATCGGCAACGCTAGATTACCATGCCCGCCGGAGGGAATCGGGAATAAGTCTCCGGTTCGGTGGTCCCGCTAGTCTGCTACGCTCCGGCCCAGTCTCGGGACATCCGAACAATCCGGATGGCCCAGTCTCGGGACGCTGACACAAGCGTATAGCCTAGCATCGGCACGGTCGCCATATGTCGATAGACTTTGCATCCGTCTAGCCTACCCAATTCCGGGACATTCGGCCCAGTTTCGGGGAGTCTATCGGGATCGGGCAGTCGTCCGCCCGTAATGCTACCCTCGGTATTTCTACCGATGGTAGCTGATGGTTAATCGTTGCCGCCGATCGGGACCCAACGCGTTGCTCCACCGACCTTGGCATCAATGATCTGCCCGGCGTGCCGTTCGTACCCGTCTGAGCACTGAATCCGGACACCATAGACCTTAGACTTAAGGTCCGGTTCCGCCTTGCAAGCGGCATGCAGAGCGTACACAAAGGAACCGATAGGGTATTCGGCATTGCCTTTACCCACGCTCGGTGCTCCCTTGTCGGTATATCCCTTGAAATCGTAGCCTAGCCAGTTTAGGGAACCAATAACTTCCGGACTGACCTTTTCCCCGACCTTTGCATAGGTCGCCTTTGCTGCCGCAAACGCCGCGACGTTTGCCAGATCCTTACCATTGCACGATTCAATCTTAGTGGGCATTTTCCTATCCTTTCCTATCGGGTCCTATCGGGACGATACACTCGCCCCACTATCTAAACGGGACGGTGAGTTTTCACTCACGCAGCCCGTAGGATTTTTTTACGACATATCCGGATCATGCGTGCCATCGGTGAAGCCTCCTATCGGGTCCGGCTCATCCGTCCCTACCATTCAAACGCAGCCCACCGTCCACACTCACGCAATCCGACAAGAAAATCCGACAGATTCCACACTTGAGACTGAGTCTCAATTGCAATCGGACAAATAGCAACCCCCAATTTTAGGGTAACCACTATAGGGTAACCACTATCGGGGACCATCCTATCACCCCCCACAATCGGGACACCCGTACCCAAACGAGGGACCATCCGACCACCCACCGAAATCGGGGGGTCTCCAAAGTATAGCACAGATGCTATAGCCTGGAGACCCCCCAGTATCGGGTGGGGCTATGGGGGGGCAGGTGGGTTGCTTTTAGTTCAGTATCCCGCCATAATGTGCCGGATGTAAATTTGACACGACGTAATGTGCCGGATGTAAAATCTAGGAGGTGTTACCACATATGGTGGCTACAGGCTCGACATTTGACACTAGACACTATTTGTGGTGCCTTGGGTTTCCCCAGACCCCTTCCCCTAGGTATAGACATCTGACACTATTGTAGTAGACATATGTAGTAGTAGTCATTGTGAATAATCTGACCGGGGGGGGGGGATACTTAGGCCCTTTCTCCTATAGTTATCCAACAGACGTAAAGCATTTACCCACAGTCACTTACAACCTCCTCCAACTAGACCTCTTCTTACCCCTATGTACCGTAGTTCTACTCAGATAATTGTCCTTCCTCCGTGTCCTACCGTGAGCCTCTCTATCCCACGCTGCCAGTTCATCTTCCTTCCGTTTCTGTTCCTGCTCCAGTTGCATCTTGTCCAGATCCCTGAACATGTGTCCGGTGAACAGGCTACACACACCAGCCAGAGATTCAATCCGGTCATCGTGCCTCAGGCATCCCCTATCCCTGGTGACATGGGTCAACTGGTACGCAGACTCCACATCCTTCAGACACAGGGGGTCGATAACCAACCGGTGACTGGTCAACACAGGTTCCAGTACGTCACAGATCCACGGTTCCTTACTCCCACGCTTAGCAGCCTTGGGTGCGTCCTCCACACCGATACCCAACCCCAGTTCTTCGTTCACCACCCTAGCCAAGTGAGTGGTGTACATACCGTCACCATAGTCAGGCTCCACAACAATCCTGTTCACCTTACAGCGTTCAGCAATCTGTGCCAACTTCCGCAGGGTAGCCCCATCGTACCCACCGTCCAGTCCACCCCAGGCAGGAACCCGGATAAGACCATCCAGCATGTACCCTACCGCGTACCCAACCTCATCCTTCCCTCGTCCAGCCGGGTCCACCCACATCACCTTGTCCGTGTAGGATTCCCACTCCGGTGAGACAAAGCCATGCTCATAGTACCGATCGTTACCGATACCCGGTGACTCCATCCCCTGTAGTGCCTTCACATTCGCGTACACAATCCGCTTAGGCCCAACATCCGGGTCCACGTTATGCACGATAATGTCCCGCAGTTTTAACGGGAACCTACCCTCATCCGACAGCGTAGGATCCAGCATACGCTGCAACTGGTACCGGCTGGGACTGAGAGCCTTCACCTCCAGCAACTTCTCGATAGGCCAACGCTCAGGATAGGTAGCGTCCCCAGGCACAGCCTGACCACTCTCCAGTGCATCCCTGAGCCACGGAGCCAAGATCCACATACACCCGACACCACTCCCGTCATCCTCCGTAGGATCTGGATACTGTGCGGGAATACGGATACCGTTGTACCCCATGTCCTTCACCACATCCACCAGCACAGCCTCCACACTCTGGAAGGTGCCGATAACGGTGATGGTCCCACCGGGGTTCACCACGTCCTCGTACTCGTAGATCTTCTCCTTGATCTTGTCCCGAGCCTCCACCGTCCGACTGTTCTCCGGTGTCTCCAGATCGTCAGCGATAATGTGGTCTACGTGACTACCGGTCACCATGCTGGCCAGACCGTACGCAGCCAGACTGGGGTCCTTATCCGCATACGTACGGTTACTCAACACTAGCCGCAACTGTCCCCACAGGTCGTCCCCATCCGGCCTCATCTCAGCCAGATACGGACTGGACTCAATCAACTTCTTTACGAACCCCACGATCTTGGTAGCGTGCAACTGCGTACCCGCCTGCACCAGCACGGTGGCATTGGGGTTCCGCTTAAAGTACCAGCAGATCAGGGCAGCGATCAACAGCGTCTTCCCGAAGTTCCGCATAGCAAACAGTGCCCTGCGTTCCCCAGCGTTCTGAATCCACCGGGCTGTCTCAATCTGGATAGGGTGGGGTTCAATATTCAGACAGTCCCATATCAAGTGCATGAAAAAAGCGAAATCTTCTTTCATGGCTTTTTGAATCTCGGCTTCAGTCATAATTCCTCCAGCATTCGTTTTAAGGCCCCTAGAAGCCCCGCTAAGAGCTTCTGGGACATAATAGGACTACGGACCCCAGTAGACCCTAGAATCGCTTACAGACGATCCTAGAGCCTCTGAGAGCAATAGGTAGGATTACCTACCCCTCCGCCACCTGCATACGGAGGTGCTTAGCCGCCTTCAGCAGGGTGGGGTTAATGTCTGACTCAGGGATGTCCGCAGGCTCTTGGATACCTTGGTCCTTTAGAAACTTGACAATCTGCTCCAGTTCCTTAGGGTCCAGAGTCTCGTCCCCATCCAGACGCTGGCAGATATACTCACAGAAGGAAGCAAAGACTTTCTCAGCCTTGGTCATATCGTTCTCCTTGCTAGATACCCTCTCAGAGCCTCTAGGATGCCCTGTACGGGCTTTCAGCAGTCAACTGGGGTCCGAACCCCAGAAAAGGCTAAAACGCCTGAGAGGCGATCCTAGGGCGTCTGAGAGGATGTCAGTATTTTTACTTACCGATTCCCTGCTTAGCCACCAGACGGGCCACACCCTGAGCCACAGCCTTATCACCCTTACGGATGATCTCCTGCTGGGCCAGGATATCCTTGGTCATGGTGACGGGGATTTCGGCGTTCTCGATCGTTTCGAGAGCGATGTCCACACCCTTCTTACGTCCGTTAAGCCATCCACCAATAACTCCCAGCAGACCAGAGAGGCCAACAGCAACAGGAGCGTAGGGGCCTCCGAAGATCGCCCCCACAGTAGTACCGACCTCTCCAATTGCCAGTAGAGCATTTCCAACTGACTCACCTTCGCTCAACTCCAGAGTAGCCAGCCGCTCACGCAGCAGGGGAAGTTCGGACTCCATACGGTCGAGGTAGGCATCCAGCCGTACCTTCACCTCAGCAGCGTCCTGCTTAACGCTATCAGGCACAGCGGGGTTATCCAGAATCTCATCCACCTTCTGCAACAGATCCTCCACACGGGTGATCTCCTGCTCGTAGGTGGCAATGTTGTTGGACACCCCACGCACTTCGGCACCCGTGCAGCCAACCAGCAGCACCATAAGTACCAGTAGAATCAACAGATTACGAATCTTCATACAGTTTCCTCTTAGGTAAACGCCCCATGTCATCAGCCAATATTCCAATTGTCGGATCAACAGTGTCCAGTGACTGAACAGCCAAACGTCTGGCTACAGCGTTAAACTCAGCAATACGGTCCTGAATACCGGAGGTTTGAAAACTAAGTGTATCACCACCGTCTCCCCAACCAAACAATCCAGCGTTCAGCCTTTTACAGACCTTTTCAGCCTCCGCCAGATACGCTCTCCAGACAGAGCCGTCAGACAGACTAGCAGCAGCGGGATTGCCAAAGATAAGCAAAGTAGGAGTAGACACGATGCCCATACTGGCCCATGCCTCCAGCATCCCAACCCATGCCTGTTCTGTCTGTTCCAGATTGGCTAGTGTGGTATCCAGAGAGTCTGTCGTGCAGGACACGCAGACATAGGGAAACATGCCCTGCTCCACCCATGCCGTAGCCATGTGCTCGTAAGTACAATCGTTTGTATCAAACGTATGGATCTGGTTAGGGTAGGCAAACAACGCAGTCTTCCCACGCAAGGCTTCCCAGTCACCTTTAACTCTAGCGATGTGCCTGCTGGCAGCAAGACGATCATTGTAGTTAGCCGCATCTGGATTCAGAGCAATAGCGGTGGAGCCCATCTCAAGATTGAGAAACACAGGGTAATTTTCACCCCAGTTTTCTCCGTTGTACTGCCGACTTGTTGTCCTGTCTAGGACATCTAGAATAATGGGATACGACCCACGGCTAAACGGCAGTGCCGCAGGAGCATCGTAGTCCACGTCTTCGGGTGTGTAAGTAACACCCTGATAGCTGACAGAATCTTCTGGATCATCTTCATCCAGACCAAGGTTGAACTGAAACTCGTAGACACCACGACAGAACTTTAAATAACTTGTATCCCATCGCTGATCTACCTGTCCAGAACTACGACCGCCTTGGTTGACAAAGCGAGTCCATGAGTAGAATGACCTGATCATAGACTCCTTACCAACGCCTGCGACGACGTTTGTTCAACAGCATACTCATGATAATAGCCCCGTCGTTGTATCCACCACTACTGGGTGAAGTGATACCCACCGCAAGGTCTGTGAAGTTCGCCACGGGTGCCCCGTTGCTGGTGGTCGTGATGTATCCGCTGCTGTTGTTCAGCGTCACTCTCCAGTTGCTGTCACCGATAGCCGGGGTGTCGCCTGTGAATCCGATCTTCAGCGTGTTGCCGCCGACGACTTCCAGGCTGTTGACAGCCTCCGGTGTCCCACCCGGCTTGCTGACCGTTACCGGGTAGATGAAGAACCCGCCAGGCTCCGTGTAGGTGATGCCCGCGTCGAAGACAATGTAGACAAACCGTTCGCCCGCGTAGGCGTAGGCCCCGGTCGCGCCTGCTGGTGCAAGGCCGGGTGACGGTGCCGCCGTGACCCCTTGCAACGCACCGATTGCCGCGTTGGTCGGTGGCACTGGCGAACCATCTGCCGCGTAGGTGACGAACCGGGTAGCAATCGCCCCCGCCAGTGCCTCGCCCGTGGCGGGCTGGTACGTTGTATCCGTATCGACAAACAGCGTGGACGCCGCCGTGCCGCTGCCTCCACCGATGCGGATGCCGTCTGTGCCCAGTGTCCCGAGCGTGCTTTGGTAGCAGTCAACCCAGTACGACGCGGTGATGTTTACGTCGATGCCGAGCGACTCCGTGATGGAGTCGTTGAACACACCACGAAACAGACAGTTTGACATAGTCGTTTCGAGGTCGTTGTCGGACAAAGCGAGTTCATCAAGCCACGAAGATGCGTAGAAGTAACAAGACGACATTTGTAGATCGTCAATCTGTGCTTTTTCCGCGCCTGCGTTGGGCTCAGAAATGGTCCCGAACTGAAGAAACCGACTCAGCAGTGTCGGCGTTGCGCCCGACCCGTTGCAAAAAATTGGTGCCTGCACGCCGGTGAGATTACGAAACAGACATTGCCACTGGATCGCGTCGGCACTCGTCTGCGCCTCGCGGATCTGAAGCGTGTCGCAGTGTGTCCCGGTGCTCGTGGAGTCAATGTCCTCACCTAGCGTGTTGAACTGCAAAACGCTGCTGCCAGCGGTAACCTGATTAATGTCGTTCGCGTTATTCGAAAACGTGCACGAACGGTGCCGGTCGAATGTGGTAGATGTCTGGCACGCCGATACCTTGCTGTCCCTTGCCTCAATATATTCGAAGTTACCGAACGGGACTGCCGCCATAGAGGCCGTGCGGCCCGGCCCAATAATATCTACGTTCTCAAAGATCAGCCAGTTGTCGGTGCCAGCTGGCCCGGTAGTGCCAGCCTGTGGTGCGCCCGTGCGAAGCGTGCTAGTCGCGTCAAACTGCACCGTCAGGTCGTCGAGTTTCAGGATAGCGGTACGCAGTCCGTCGTTGTCTGCGGAGCCGGTGATTCTGGCGTTTGCCTTTGTGGCAGACGGCAGCCGCGTGACAATGACCGGGCCGAGGCTTGTGTCCGATCTTTCTCCGTAAGTTTCCGTTCCAAGAAGGTGGTCATCTTCCACGATATACGCCACGCACCAAGACGCGGTCCCGTGCGCGGGTGCAGCGGTTGTGCCATCCCCTCGCTGCATCTCGCTAATGGCCGTGTGCAGATCGGCATACGGGTTTGCCGCCGCCGTCGCGTCAACACTGTCCGTCCCTGCGTAGTACCCGCCGTCACCTGTCGCCACACGCCCGGTAGCATCGTCGCCGTTTGTTGGATCGACGACCGCGTGCCGGAACTCGTACGCCGCGGCCGGGTCGAGGTAGATGTAGTGCGTGTGCGGGTCGGTCGTGACGCTGTCCGCGTCCCCAATCTTTGGGTAAGCCGACGCCGTGATAGACGCCAGACCAGTCGTCGCCGCAGTCGTCCAATCGCCGCCGTTTGTCGGATCGAACGGCCCGACACGAAACAGCACTTCCTTCTCGTATGCACCGTTGCTTCCGGCGCGGTCCACCGTCGTCAGGCTTGTGGCTTCCTTGGTTACAGCTGTGCCGCTGCCGCCCCAGTTGTCGGTGACGGTCACGGACACCTTTGCAAGACCAAGCTCCCCCTCGTGCCCGTTGTAGACGCGGCCACCGGCCACCACGTCAACGTAGAACCCCTCGCCCTGCGTGTAGCTGATGCGAGGCGACACCATCAGGCACACGGCCTCTGGATAGTCGAGCGTGCTGTTGTTCGTGACGCTGGCCCCACTCACCGCGTTGCTGGACACGCTGCCGTCCGTGACCGCTCCCGCGTCCATGTCCAGCGTGACGGAAGTGGTGTCGTCGTGGATCGGTTCTTCCAGGTAGCCCGTGACCGTCGTTCCGCTGGCCGATCGGTAGAACACCCGGATGCCGGTACGGCTGCCCGTGCTGGTCGTGCCGTTGACCTCGTCGGTGCAGTCGATGGTGCCCATCTCGTCGCCAACCGACGTGGTCACGGATGCCCCGGTCAGGCTGTCCACGGTAAAGGTGATCTCGGTGCCATTGGCCGCGATGGCCGGGCTGGTCACGTCTCCGCTTGCCATCAGTCAATCCCCCGCAAGGTATCTGCTACCGTATAACATGCGTTACTCATTGTGTATCCTTTCTACGGACAACCTTCTGGACTACGTTAACCGCTGTCCTCTTGACTGCCCTTAGCAGTTGGGCCAAGTGAAATACCATTTACAAACTCCTGTGTGTGTTCTGTTTCTAGCCTGACCATGCCTCTTTCAAACTTCCGAAAAAGTTCCATGTCCATACAGCGACCACCGATAGCAACGATCTCTGTTCTGGATGCGTCCCAGATAGGATGCTTCTGAACCCACAGGTCTATTGTTTCGGAGTCAGGATCTTTAGGATCTTTAGGGACACGCTCGATAAACTCGACAACCTTACCGCTGGCTAGTACCTCTCGATCATGTGCCGCAAAGGCCAACGCAACATACTTAGGCCACACTTCGTGGTCGTACCGTCCAACATATTCTTCTGACTTGATCTTGAAGGTTTCTTCATACGCACGATTGATCAGTTTCATACGACCGTCAACCGACTTGGCCCACTTGGGAATAGGCGAGGAGTCTATCAGGGCTAGTGGTAGACCGTTTGCCCGCACCACCTGTGCTTCCGTATAGGATCTGTTCTTGTCAATTTCTTTCTTGACATCCCCACGGATTCTTGTCATTAGGCCGTACGCCACGCCTATTGCTACCAGTGTCTGGGCAAAGTCTACCAGTAGTTGTTCCATGTTTACACCTCAGCCAACGAACGGAGGACCAGGATTCAGCCCATCCGTGTAATCCAAAGCAGGATCTGTAGAGATGGTAGCACCTCCGGTGTCTCCGCCATCGTCTCCGGGGTCACCACCACCTCCATTATCCACAGTTTCTGAACCGTACTGAATAACCAGAATCCACATTACAGTGTCTCCAGATAGATCTCAATGACCAGACCGGTAGCAGGATCTGTAGCGGCTGCGGTGTAGTCAATCACAATCTGTAGAGATTCGTTGAGAGCGACATAGTCAGAGGTAGAACTGCTGAAGGTAGTACCGTCACTATCTGTAGTTTCGTTTTCAAACGTTGCCAGCATAGCCGGACTGTCGTCGCCACCGGTAAGACTCACCGTAGTCCACGAACCCGGTGCCCCAACTTGCAACGACACAGTAGGATTGTCGCTGGTTTCAAACGTAGCACAGACATGTCGGAATCCGGTGATCCGCATGTTAGAGGGAGCAGACAGAAGTGGGCGGAAGTAGTAGGTGTTTCCTGCTGCTAGAGAGGCAATCTCGTAGTGAATAACGTTTCGGTTATTCATCATGTCTTGAGAAACTTGCTGTGTCATGGGCTATCCTTAACTTCCATTTCCAAAGGCAATACACCGCACTGTGCCGGACGTCCCATAGTTCAGTGAAACATTGACTGTACTTCCAGTACCTGATGCCCACGTAGCGGTATTTGTTCCATCAATATCGTGTACATAGCCAGTGCCAAAGAGAGGCACAAGGTAATCGCCACTGCCGCTAGGCGAAACCATAAACATGAACAATTTTACGGTAAACGAAGCGGTGTATGATCCTGAACTAGTGCCATCACCGTTGTTTGAAATTGTCATTGTACCAATAGAAAACTGATTACCAGTGATCTGTGACTGTAGACGAGCCTCTGCTGCATCTACATAACCTTTGTTGGCCGAGTCTCCAGATGCCGAAGGTGTCCCAAGATTGGTCAACTTATAGGTATTCATGTTGTAGTTGGCAGTAGGAATATTCAGATTGTTAAGGCGACGTAAGTCCACCGCATCGTTAAAATCTACAATATCACCAGCCACGCCCAGCCGTACATCCACATTACCATTTGCATCTACAATAAGCAAACGACGGTCTACGCCGGATGCCATCTTGAGATGATCGTTGTCAATCTGTCCGTCCTGAATCATATCACTAGTGATACTGCCGTCAGGCAAGGAGGACGCAACTACTGAACCAGAAACAGTACGGACAAGGATGTTGTCTGTACCGGTAGGGGGAGCGGTGTTAAACTGTAGGGTACGGATAGCACCGGTGACATCCAGATCGTAGTCTAGCGTCACCACCGGGTCCACTTCGTTGTCATCCGGCCTCTGATCCACACCAGAGACAGAGACAAACAACTGCTTGGCAACCGTCAGGCCAGAAGGAGCATCGGTCAACACAAAGTCGGTAGTGCTACCGTCACCACTAAACACCCAAGTGTCAAGGTTATCAATCTCAGAGATGTTGAGCCCAGCTACCGCAGCGTTCATCTGCGACACAGTAACTAGACTGTTACCACTGGTACCTGCGGAGGCGTTCTTTACCTCCAGTCCCTGTCCTGCCCAGTACGCACCAGAGACATCCTTGATCATTGCATCTTCGAGATCATCCAGATTTTCTTGGATAAGGTAGAACAACTGGTTGCTGTCCCGGTTGAACACATCCTCATCCGTCACACTGTTGTCTACATAGTCAACATAACGGGAGGTGTTCTGAGTCTCCCGTGCCACGGTAACAATCGTACCGTTAGCAGGTGCAGCTACAAACGTCACCTTGCTAGGGGATGCGACAATAGAATAGTCAGTGGTAAACGTCTGCAACACACCGTTTACATACACCTTGATCTGGTTAGACCAAGCAATTTCATCGTCAGGAATCAGGTCAAAGGCAAACGGAAAGTCCACCTGTGACCCATTCCCTGTGTAGGTTACTCTACTAAGAGCCATGTGTTATCCTTTAGAAGATGTCCGTGTCGTCGAGGTCAATGTCGTAATCCAGAATGTCTGACACTCCAGACTGAGTCTGTTGCAGTGGGCTACGAGAGTCCTGCATAATCTGGTTCAGACTCGGAAGGTTGGATGAAGTCTGCATAGGAGCAGCCTGACCAAAGTTACTCAGGTCGGGGTCAATGTCCAACGTAGGCTCAGGGAGTGAACCAAGGTTGAAGGTAGGAACAAACGAGAAGTTACTAGGGGCGTTCTGAATCCCGAATGGTACACTGTTGTCAACGTCTACAACAGGCAGGTTAATTTCAGGGGTAGGCTGAGGATCATACTGGTCAAGCAGAAGATCCACAGGATCAGCAAACCCACTGAAATGTCGCAACATAAATGGCATCCTCAGCCACCACATGTTGGCACCGGGAATTACGTTAAGAACTCGGTTAAGAGATTCACTCTCAATGTCCGCATCAGGATCAGCTATCTGTTGTCCAAGTTTAAACGCAGACTTTACCGCATTAATGCCTCGGCTGAGTGCCGCAGATCCCATAGGATCATAACTACGGGCACCGGTAAACATGCTGATAGCCGTGGCAGGAACAATATTCCACGGACCAAACAGAGGAGCACGAATAAACGCCTCTCCAGCCTTCAGCAAAGGATCTTCTTCCAACTCTTGGATAATATCTTCCCACTTGTCGCCGTTGTAGAGGACTCGTCGAAAAGCGTTAGACATCAGCTCACCAAACAGGTAGATACCCAAGTAGGTAAATCCCTTCCAGTTGCTGATACCCTGAGCAGCCATAGCCCGCGTAAGAGTACGCTGGACAAAGGCGGTGGGGAACGAGATGAACATGAAGGCAGCATTAGCCAAAGCGTCGTCAGACCTACGGATGCTGTTAGGCGAAACAGAGGTAACGAATGACTCCGCGTCCTTGACACCAATGTTGGTCAGTCCGTCAATCAACTCCCTAGCATCTGCCTGGAACTGTGTCGGAAGTTCGTAAAGCCTACGCTCCATTTCAGGCACCTTGGCAAGGATGTCAGGATCGAGCTTCAGGAACTCCTGAGCCGCCGCTAGACGCTTAGGAGAAGTGATTCCGGCCTCTACCATCATCTGTGCCTTGTCGGGCCGTACACCGGCTTGTCGGGCCGCTGCAAGGAACGCACGGTTGCCTTCCTTCGTAGACCTGTCAAACCTCTGGTTGAGTACAGACAGACGGCTAAGGTCTGTCCTATGGTTATCCAGCAGGCCAGAGGACATGTAGAAGTGCATGGACTTGAGACGACGGGTCATCAGCATTTCCGTACCGAACTTCCGTGTCGCATCCTCAATCTTCCGCATGGTAACGGTAGCCCTGCTATTCTTCTGGCTATCAATCGCATCCACCATACCGTAGATACGGCTGTCGTCATACTCCAGATCGGCAGCAAAGCCAAACCTGCGGAGCATGTCACGGTCAATAGTCTGGAACAGGATCTTCATAGCACGGGTCATAGACCGGATGTTACCGGTACCAATAGCACGGGCCAGTGCCACACTACCTTCGGTCGCTGCAATAGTCACAGGGACAGAGGAAAAGGTAACCGTACGGGCAAACGAACTCAGGAAGTCAAGAATGTCACTACGGTTCGTAGGACTAACGCGGTTAGCAGCAATCTGTTCCAACTTCTTAAGATTGGCGACCAGTTTCTCCGCGTCAGCATCCCCAGCAGCCATCTCCTGCAACACACGAACAGCGTCCTGCCAACGAACAGGCTCACCAAACGTCTCTGCCAGAGTCTCTTGCAATGCAATCTGGTAGCCAATGCCTCGTTCGTAGTCGTAAGTCAGGTGATTCAGGTTAGTATCCAGAAGACCCTTAAAGTCTTTGTTCTTTAAGACAGCATCTGAGTACCAGAACTCCTGTTCAATCTTACGGAGAGCCGCAGCATCCTCATACAGATTGGTAGTCAAGTCAGCGTCAGGGATATCGTCAATGTTGACTCCCTGTGCCCTCTTGGCGAGGGCCTCATGGGCAGCCTTCTTTAGTTCAGGACGCAGGGCAGCCATGTAGGAGTCCTGATCATCTGGAGTAAGTTCATTGAGACGGGTAGGAACCCTGTCGTAGGTACCTTTAAGACCATCTGCCAGATTGTTACCTTCAGGGTCAGCAATGATTCTGGCCTTAAACAACGCAGCACGATACAGCGGGGCATCTCCGTCATTGTTCGGCTCGTATTGTTTAATCCACCCTCGCCAAGCACCACCATGACTGCCGTCCACAAGAATGTCAGACAGTTTGTCAAGGTTCTTACCCAGCATGACTCGATCTTTGATCTTGACCGGAAGGAAGTTCTCGATCAGGTTAGGCAGCACACCCGCACGGGTAGCACGGATGCCCATGTTGTCCATGTAGTTACGCATAGCGGCACCAATGGCTGCCGCTTCTGGGGTGGGGAATGGGGTGTTGTTTGCCAACGCAGACATAACATCCACACCAACAGCCTCATGCTCTGCCAGATTACTCTGGGTGGTTTCACCGAGGTGCTTTTCGATCTCCTGCATCAGCCGAGCACGAACACCTTGGATCTTCTTGGACCGCATGTACGCAGTTTCAACCGCAGTACCATCGGGTCGAACGACATAGGCAGACAAACCGTTGTCGTCAATCATCGAAGTCAGAGTCAGATACAACTTACGAAATCCAGTAAGTTCCTTCTTCTTCTTGATATTACTGACGATCTTGTTGGCATCCTCGGTGTTCATAAACCAAGTCAACTTACGGAATCCGTCCAGCAGAAGACCAGTAGCCCGGTACCCAAGAGTATCACTACTATTGACATGCTCTGCCACAACACGGGCCGCACGCTTAGCCATCTTACCTTTGTCTTCTCGGAGATGGACCACCCGTGAAGTCTGGAAGTCGGTACTCAACCATTCCTTGATCTTAGGGTCGGTAACTTCTTCCACATCCCCAAGTTGCAAAGATTGCTTGGCTTTGTCTACAGCCTCCTGAGCCTTGACCAGTTTCTTATTGGCCTCGGCCACACGCTCAACCTGAGTAAGCTCACGCTCGCTACCCTGCTTACCACGCTGGATAACAGTACCATCTTCCAGTGTAACCTGTCGGACAGTACCGCCGGTAGCCTTGACAGTAGTACCATCCAGCTTCTGAACTTCAAGACTCCACTGAAGGTAGGTACCACCGCCCTTGATCTTCTGTCGCTTCGCCTTAGCAGAGATGATCTTACCCTCGTAAGCGTCACCCTTCTTGGGTTTGATTTCGACAATAGACTTATCGCTAAAGTCAGCCTGAGTAAACGGACGGACAAAGACCTTCTTGACAGGATTCAGTGCGTCCAGATATTCTGCACGGGCTTCAACCTCAGCCTTCTTAGCCTGGGACCACGCCGTATCCGGTAGTTTGCTGAACAGTTCATCCATGTCACCATCAAGCATACGCATAAACTGGTCGAGATCCCCGGCCTCTTCCATAGCCATGCCGAAGAACTTGGTGTTGATGAACTCTTCCAGTTCTGCCTTGCTAGGAACACGGGCGATGTAGTTTGTCAGTAGTTCCATACCCTTTGGTGTCTTACCAAGCATGGAGTTCTGGATGAGAGCCACGTTGGAGTCGTAGTCACCACCACTGCGTGTAGCACGGAGGACGTTGTACGCCTTCTCCATGTCACCGACCAACTGAGGATCAAGAGCATCGTCGGGGGTGATACGACCAGAGTTAATCATGCTCTGGAGGTGCTCACTCACTGCGGTGTTCTTATTGTGCAACATGTACTCAGACACGTTGTGGTGAATGGGTCGTCCCATTGCCCTAGACACTAGAGAAGACAAGGCAAAGGCAAACAGACCGCTGGCTCCCAGACGGCCAAGGCTAACCCTAAAGTCATCATCCTCTTCTACAAGACCAAACCGAATGTTTGTTTCATGCTCGGCATACTGGAGGGCAAGATCCTGGCCCATGTTGCTGAGGGTAGTCGTACCTACCAGCACACGGCGAGCCCATGCGTCCTGAATAGGAACACCTGCCTCTACCAGACCCTCGATAATACGCCCCTCGTTGAACCGCTGGGCCATACGAGAAAACTTAGTAGATAGGTTGTTGCTGAGTTCACGAACAACCGAACTTTTACCGCCAAGACGGCCAAGGGTGCGGCCAACACGGGAAGTCGCCACCCTAGCCGCAGCCTTACCGCTGACAGACACCACACCAGCGGTACCCAGCGAAAAGATGTTTGCAGGATCGGTAATGACATCACCCAGGAACGCAAGACCACCAGCCACAGTGTACGCGAAACCGTGATCTGCTGCGTAACCTTCAAGCATGGCGTCTACACGACTACGCTCGACCACTTCTTGGTGCAACTTGTTCAGTTTGTAGGGATCGTTGTTGGTCTGCCGCAGGATACGATCCTCGTCCAGCCCCATCTGCTCGTAGATACGTTTAGTATTGGGGTCCACGGTGTCCCACACCTGCTTAGCCGTAGCCTCAGATAGAGGGACAGGACCATCAGCGGTAAGAACATTGCCTCCGCTTACCTCACCGATAAACCCGTAGGTGCGATCAGTAAGAGCGGACAGCCACTGGGTGCCGGTAGCAAGATACCACCGGTCACCCACGTAGCCTGCCCCACGCTGAGTCCGCAGACCGGCAGCAGTGAGTACACCACCAGTCATACGTGGAGCCACGGGGGCTGCCAGTCCGTCTCTGTCAAAGTATTGGACGTTCCAGTCAATTTCTCCCGCCTGCTTAGTGACAATTTCTTCCGCCACTCTCGCGGGAGAGAAGAAGGTGGAGTCAGTGCCAACCGGAGTCAGCAGATAATCGGGAGTAGACATACGTCTCCTTGTTATTACGGTAGCGGACCAGACGGCATACCTCTGGTAAACTCGGCAAGATTCTCATTACCCACCTGTGCAGGGATAACACGGCGAGACTGACCAGCGTAGACAGTGGGATCTTTCTGCTGGAGTTGGCTGTAGTCGAACGTCCAACTCTTAATAGTTCTGTCGTTACTGCCGGGTACACGCTCACGCAAGAGGACCGCACCGCCCGGACTAGAGTCAAACTCTGATCGGTACTGAAAGTAGAACCTGCCGCTACCAAAGTATTGCTTAATATCAGTATCAGGATCAAACATTGGCGTACCATCGGTACCGGTAAACGACCTGAGTGCAGCCTCTGCCGCATCGTACCAGTTATCGTACTGATTATTGGTTGCCAACTTGGCAGCCTGATTGGCACCATCCGGGAACACAGGCTTCGCAAGTTTAAGTTCAACATCCCTAGCAAACCGCAGCGTATCAGAAGAGATTGGAGATATGCGAGCAGTGTACCCGATCTCAGTGGCTGCTTCAAACACGTTACGGAAGACACTAGAGTTGGGATCTTTAAACTTATTGGCAAACCACGCCCTGTTTACTTCTTCTTCGGACGACTGGTGAGCCTCCGGGGTAGATCCCAAGATATCAGACACAATGCGAATACCATTCTGACCCTTGTGGAACATGTAGCCCATGTCCTTAAGAGTCATAATGTTCTTCTCAATAGACTCTTCATCAGTCAACCCAGGATAGGCACCCATCTGGGTAATGCGGTTACGAAGAGTGTAGTCAAGTTCTTCAGACTTACCGTTGATCTTGACTTTAGTAATAGCCTTGTTCCACTCTCGCTCACCTTCGGTGGTAGCCAGTTTGGCATTGAACTCTTCAACCTGTTGCCATTCTTGGCTAAACAGTTCCTGCTTACGCTCAAGATCAGCCTGAGTAAACTCCAGATTACCCTTGAGTCGCAGGAGTACGGCACCAAGTGTCTGATTGTTTGCTGAGTCACTGTACCTCGTCAACTGCTCGAAACTCATTTGTCCTGTGCGGACCAGCAGTCGCCTGAAGTTTTCAGTTGGAGTGTCAGTACCGTTAATCTCTGTAAGCCACGCCTCATCCGCAGCAGCCATACGGGCCGCAGTCAGAATGGGCCGCTCGAACTGAACAGCGGCATCCCACATCTTGTTGCGTGCCTCTGCAATCTTGACTCTGTTCCCTTCCTTAAGGGCAGACTCCAGATTCTGGGCACTGCGGTAGTAGTTGGTGATCATCTGCGTGGAGAACGCACTGGTCATTTCCTCTTCGTTGGCTTCCAACTTAAGGATGTATGCTTCCAGTTGTTCTGGATTGGTGATGGGCGTACCGCCACGACGCAAGATCTCTTCGTTCAGAACAGCAGTGACCTGCACCGGGGTGGCCTGAATAGCAGCCTCAGGTTCATCCAGTACAAGATTAGCGGGAGCAAGGTCTTTATTCCACTGACCACTAACTGAACCGGGGTCAGTCAACTGTGCAATTGCTTGGTCCCGTTTGTTAGCAATTCTGCTCATACGAGCAGGACCAGTCGAGTTACCAAGGATGGTTTCGTAGCGTTTAGCAACTTGTCCAATAAAACTTGGATGCTGCGTTAGGTAATTCCACCCGCCGTTTACCTCATCTTGGGCTACGGCTTTACGGTAGGACTCTTTGCTTGTCTGGTTAAGTGCTTCTTGCAGATGGTTTTCAAGCATGTCACGGTTAGCTTTGTAGATCAGACGATCCCTAGCCGTCATGTCTGCACCGCCGCCTGCTGGGTATTCAGTTATGGCAATCATACCACTGACCGCGTATTTCTCAATCAGTCTTTCTTTGATCGAGTTGATACCCCTCTGGAGATCACCACCGTTCTTCTGACCCGGCTGAATAGACTCTTGAATCTTGTTCAGTGTCTGGGTATATTGGGTAAGATCATTTAGCGAAACGACAGTGTCAACATCACCAATGTTACCGTCAATCCATTCCAGTGCTCTGGCTTGGACAAGGTGCCTGTCTTGGTTAAGATCCAGACCGTTAAGCACGTTTTCAAAGTCAGACCCAGGCAGATTTACAAGAGTGATAGTAGCTGCCTGAATAGACTCCTCTTTGGTAGACTTGTCGGCCTTTTGTTGAACCTCTGCGTCCTGTCGGATAACCTCAACAAACAGTCTGTGCTGTGCTGCGACAAACCTACCGTCAATCTGTTCTTGAACTTCAGGACCAAACTCTTCTGGTAGATTCAACTGTTCGTCGGTCATAGTATCACGGAGGTGTTTTCCGATACTATTCATCAGGGCTTCAGGCCCACCATCTGCTGACCTGTAGGTGGCGATGAATTCATCCATCGTCAGTTTGGTAGCGGAGGTCTTAATGACTGTCTCGTCTAGAAAGTTGCCAGTAGAGTTGACAAACCAACGCTCGGCACGGTCCTGCTGCTGCTTACGGTACTCCCGAAGATCAACAGCGGCATGGACTTCAGCCTGACCGATTAGGTTAGCCCAGTCCGCCTGCCGTTTGGTGCCACTAAACTGAGCAGAAGCCACCGTGTTGAACGCATTAATCTGCGTCTGGATAGCTGCTGCCTTCTCTTCGTAGTCATCGTCGTTAGGATCAAGCGTACGCAGTTCCGTGTCAAGTTCGAGAACACGGGAGGAGGCTACCTCCCATGCCTGTTCCACTTCCTGTTCCTGCTTACGGGTAGCAAACTGTCCGTACACGCTAGCAGCCTGACCGACTGACTGTAGTACACCCAGCAACTGGGCAGCCGTCTGGTCAACACCTACGCTGCTGGCAAAGATCTGCCGCTGGGTAGGCTCCGGGGCCAACGCCCCTAACTGACCGGGGCTAGACACCGGAAGGGATTGCGTCTGGATACGACTCATCAGAATCCTCCGGGTACGGGCGGACCAAGAATTTCAGGAGGCCCACCGAATGTTTGTTTAGTGTTGAGTACCTGACCACTACCAGAGGTAGAAGACGGTAGAGAGTTGCCGATAGACAACCCGGTAGCGAAACCAGAGATACCGCCCTGAAGACCGGACAGGAAGGGGTTCTCCTTGTTACGATTCTTCTGTGCTTCAGCCCGGCTTTGAATACCAAGGATGTCCATCCACAACTGTGTGTTGATATCTGTAACTGACTCCGCACCCTGTGCTGCACCCGACACCTCAAGAGCGAGGGACGATGCCGACCGGGCGGCTGACGAGGCTCGGACGGTACCCAAGTAGCGGGCTTGCTGTAGTGCTACCTCTTCCCGTCGTTCTGCTGCGGCAATCCTTGCCGTTTCCTTTTCCACCCGTGCGGCTTCTGCGATCGCTTTGTTCTGCTGTTGCCTGGCACGGTTGGCACTTCGTGCCTGACTGTAGGAAAGAGCCCCTCCGATTGCAGCCAGAGTAAGCCCCAGTCCTATTTCGATTCCCATTCTGCAATCCTTTCTGGCAGTAGGGGCCTAGTATTAACCATTCTCTGTAGTCCTCTTCATACTCTTCTTCATCCTCCCAGTTACTTACTCTCGTCATCTTATTTCACCGGGTTGGTCCGCTGCGGGACGAAATCGCCGATATACTCCAGTTTGGTAAGGAGGACTGGATACGGACTGGCGTTCTTGAGTACGATACTGGTGTCCTGACTGTTGCCAAACACCCGGACATTGAAACGACCGTAGTCGCTACGGTTTAGCACACCGATAACAGAGGAGCCAATACGGCTGCTGTTGTAGGCAAACGTCTTAGTATCACGGTTCTTAGGCGTAACCTCAACCTCGTAACTGGTAGTGTCCTCATGTCGGACCTCCATAGTACGGATCTGGAAGTTACCCTGCACCGCTTGGTTCTGCTGATCTCTGACAATAGGCTGGCTGAGTTCACAACTCATCTCGTACAGTACGCCAACCACTGCGTCATTAGCATCATACCTGCCCTGTAGGGTGATCAGGGTATCACTGCCGTCCACCTCGACACCCACAGGCTTGATAGTCTGTCCTGCCTTGTCACCCCAACTACGGAGAACGACACGGTAGGCAGTCTCATCCAATTCATTATCTGCCTTACCCGTCAGGGTGTAGGTAGTCAGGTTGGTACCGGAGTCGTACACACCCGTCAGGGTCTGCTTGGCATCCATTGTCACACCAAAGTCCAGCGGGGACTCTGCGTTGGGCACCTGAATGTCCACATACTCCAACCATATCTTACCCAATCGTTGGTGGATAATGTACAGTTTGGTTCTGCGGACACTCAGGCCGATAATCTTGCAGTCCACACCTGTGTAGTTGTACATACGCCAGCGTGCAAACGCAGACTGTAACTTCTGGTTGACATCCCAGTGGTAGTGGTAAATGTAGATGTCTGACGAATCCTTGGCTGCCATAAAGGCCATGCCTTGGTTCTGATCTACAGTCTGGTAGAAAATGTCGGTAGGTAGATACTCCTGACACTGAATCGTAGCCTCGATAGCGAGGTTGCTGTCTGAGCCGAAGTCGTAGAAGTATTCCCACAGTGCCCCGTGGTTAGGCTTGTTCTCTGTAAACAGGATCTGTTGTCCTGCCAACTTAGGGCGCACCAAGTCAGAAGATCGGTATCCAGTAGTCGTCTGAAGATTGGTGCTGGAGGGAGAGAAGATATCCCTAGTCGTCACCTCGTGCTGGGTAGATTGGCTACCAAAGACAAGGATGCGATCATTCATTGGAATCAACCACTGCACTTGGTTAGCCTCAGGACCAGGCATAGTCAGGGTGATAGGATCTGAGTCGGTAACATTCGTGTAGTCGTCCACCCAGAAGTTGAACAGGTCACCAGCCTGAGAGGCGACGAGAGCAGTCTCGCTACCGATCCACAGACGATCTTGGAAGATGCAGATGTCCTTGATCGTTTCACCGATAAACGCAGGAGACGGGTTAGTCGCCGTGTCCCCAGACAAACGCTTGTTCCAGTCAATCGTGTCAATCTCAAACACACCAGCAGAGGTACGCACAATCTTGAACGGCATCAGATCCGGTGAGATAGTGTTGCCAGAAGCGTTTGCTTCCAGTCGTTCGTACCACGGGCCGTCAAGGTTGTCCACATCCAGACCGCTACCGTCGTCGTCTGCCAGTGCAATGACTTCGTAGTATCCCGTAGGGTATCCAACCTGTCCACTTATCAAGTGGATAATGTCACCAATGCTGTGAAACTTAGCTCCATCGTGAGGCGGATGCCCGGATGGCCCAGCGTTGTATTCCGGGGGAACAGAAAGTTCAGTTTCTACATAGCCAGTAGTGCGGGACACTGTACCTTCTACCGCAGTGGGCACCTTGGTGTTCACCACGATAGTGGTGTTACCGTAGGTGATAGCCTTGAGTTTGTCACGGGAGGCAGTGCTTGCCGTAGCACGAAGGTACGCACTGACATCTACCCATCTAGTAGCGTCAGCCACGTTGATCGTCTCTTTGCTACCGTCTGACAGGTTAAAGATTTGTAGGCCCTTGCCTGTCATGACCAGAGTAGATAGGTCATTAGCCGGGGTGGTGTCACACTCGTCATCGTCAATCAGCAACACGTAGTCTTCATCCCCGTAGGAGAAGAAGTGAGTAAACATGTTGGTGTTGAGCGTAAGATCGTGAGCCCAGTCCAGTGCAGCAACATGGTGCGTACCGGGACGCTTCTCCAGTCCACGCTGGATCTTCAGGATTACATTGTCTGCCGACTTGAACTGGTTGTCCAGCCGACTATCGTATGGTTGGGTAGACACACCGCCGTTCAGCGGGGCTACGGGCAACCTCATGTTAGGCATCTTAACCCCTTTCGAGAGCCATGTGTTCCCAATTCCCAATCTCGTCTTCCAATTGCCACAGCAGCATACCGACCTTGTGCATCCAGTCAGGCCCAAGCAGGGTCAGCAGGAGGTTCTCGTTACCGTTGTACAGTGCGTCGATAATCTTGGAAGTGTTCATTGGGTTTCCTTAGTTACGAACTCGGAAAGTGTTGGTCTTAAGATCAGTCGTGTTCAGCCAACTACGGTTGCGGGTGCTGGTGAGTTTAGCCATAGCAATAGCCTTACTCTTCATAGCACGCACACGGAGTCGCTGATCAACTTCTGGATCACCCTTCACATCTGCCTGATACATCTGGGCAGCCTGATCGGTGATCATGTACTGGAACGCAGGATCAAGGTCTGTAAACACAGGCTCGTAGATCACCCGCAGTTTAACACTGGAGGTGAACTGGTCTGTGTTGTTGTCGATATCGTACAGGTAGTTACCCCTGCGTACCAGCCTGCGTTCACGATCTGTGTCTCGTCCGTCCACCCGTAGAATACCGGGGGCGAGGACAATCTTGTTCTCTGTAGTAGGGTACAGTTCGATCTGAACTTCATCCCCATACTCTATAGCATACTGTGTGAGCATTTCATCCAGAATAGCTTCGGCAATACTGGTGTCGTTCGTCCCGTCTGTCACAAGAGACGACACAGGCTGCTCACCGTTGCTACGCAAGATTCGGTTGACTGCATCCAGTCGAGTTAACTGAGCCATGCTGAATCTCCTGTGTAAGAAAAGGCTGACCACCAGTTTCCTGATGGTCTAGCCTGAGTGAGGAACCAGGGTCTACCTACGGTAAACCCAAGAGAAAGGAGGCGTATCTACAAGTAGATCCGAAGGAGGCAGGTTAGGCAAGACGGACGAGGAGCAGAGCAATAGTACCGTCGCCGTTAGCGATCGACACATTACCAGCCGAAGTCACACCAAGAGCAATGTCGGTATTCACAACGCCCAGCGTGCCGTCGTTGTCAGTAATGAAGCCAGCACCGCCGAACAGTTTAGTCACAGCAGCACCGTCCGACTCTACAACAAACTGAGCAAAGGTGACATCGGAAGTCGTAGCGGTCTCAGCCACAATCAGGAAAACCGCACCCTTAAGGTCAGCGGCTTTACCAAGAATGACAGTCTCGTCATCGGCCATTGCCAGAGTTCGAGCCGTACCCGGCTGGAAGTTCTGCCACGACGCATCGCCAGTCGCATCGTACTCGTTAAAAGCGTTAATTTCGATAGGCATGGATATGGTTCCTTTCTATTAAGCCTTCTTGAAGGCCGTGACCAGTTCGGGCTTGAGGGTACCGCCACCGATCCACACCTTGGCACGGATCAGTTCGTTGTCGGTACGGCTGGGAGTCTCGACCTTGACAGTCGGACCCATCTTGCTGACGAAACCGATCGCATCACCCTTGAACAGCAGAGCCGAAACGTTGGTTGCGTCAAGGTTACGGTTCTCACCGCTGACCGCAGCCTGCGGGTTGCCCGCGCTGGTCCAGTTCTGAGCGAAGCCGGTGCTACCACGGGCCGCACCATTCCACAGACCGTGCTTCCAGATGGAGACACCGTTGTAACGGAGCGGGGTGTTGTAGTCGTAGTACTCAGAGATCGACAGCGGGTTGCTGTTGATGTTCATGTCGGCGTAGATCGACACGTTACCAGCGGTGCTGGAACCCGACGAGATGAGGGTGTCGAGCTTGAACAGTTCCTGCCACAGCTTGGGGCTGACAACGCAGTTCAGGCCGGTGGCGGGGATACCTTCGTTCTCCAGAGCCACGACGTAGTCGTCAATGTAGCCGAGGAGCAACTGGGCACCGGCGAGGTCTTCGGTCACGTCAGTCGGGTGGTCGATGGCATCGGTCTGGGCGAAGTCGCCAGCCGTCCAGTCGTAGGAACCACGGTAGAACGACGCATCAGCGTTGCTGTCAGCGGTCGTCTCCGCAGCAGCGTACAGCATCTTGAGGGTTTCAACCTCGACCCACGACGACAGGGCATCAGCCATCTGCACCGTGTACTGGGCACGGACAGCGGGCACCTGCTCGATCATGGTGACGAGATCCTCGTACTCCACACCGGTCGCCTGCGGGCGATCGTCGAGGTGGATGGTACGGTACGCCTGATCCATGTCAAGACCGTAGAACGAGTCACCGAAGTTGTGCTTGTAGGAACCAATGCGACCGGTGATCATGAATCGCTTGCTGGTGCCGGAGTCGATCATCTGCTGCTGAACCATCCGGTTCACGAACAGGTTGTACTGGTACTGAGCCTGAACCTCAGGCGCATAAGTATCAATGAACAGATCGTAACGGGTAGGAGACGCCTGCGTTGCGTCACCAAAGGGGTTTACTTGATTGGCCATAGTATTCTCCTAAATGGCAATTTTCCGAACAAGAAAACTACACTCCAGGCGAATCTGGTTGTTCTGGGTTATTCCGTAGGAGTCCCAGAGTCCTCATCTGTAGTCTGCACTGTGGTTGCTGGGGTCCGTAGAGCCATGCGAGACAGTGTCAGGGAGTGGGGAAAGACAAAGCACCGTAGCAGCGTTAGCCACTACGATGCAAAGATAGAGAAGTTATCGTTGGCGAGCAGCAATCTCCGCACCACGGCGGACACGCTCTCGTACTTCACGCTGATACTCCGGGTCTGTGCGGAACCGGGGGTCAGCCATCGCCCTCGTAGTCTCAGGACTGTTGGGGAGCAGATAAGGTTGATGCGTCACGGCAGTGGGAACGCTGTTTGGTGCAGCAGAGGGCTCACCAGAGTCAACCATACCGCCTTCCTTACGCATACGTGCGACCGCAGCCTCGATCACAAACTCATACTTACCGGGGTCGTTAAGATCACCGGCTACCTGTGGCATGTTCTGTGCGATGTACTGCTGCACGGCTTCCCAGTTCTCTTTACCACCGACCAGAGACTCCGCTTTCTCGCGGTAGTACTGCTGGGCAACGGACATGAGTTGGTTCAGGGTGGCGAAGTGAGACTCTAGAGCCTCCTTGGGTACACCAGCCTTGTCCATGACAGAGATAAAGTCCTTATCAAACTCACCCTTCTCTGCGTCATACAGTTCGTTGACCGGTCGTGACCAGTCAAACTGCGGGGTGTTATCGGTAGGCTCAGGCTCCGCATCGGTCGGCTCAGGTTCAGGCTCAGTGGGAGTCTCCTCCTGCTTCTGAGGCTGCTGCTTGAGGCGAGTGAGTTCGGCCTGTAGTTCCTTGTAACTGTTGACGAGATCATCCTGAGACTTGAATGAGGTGCCGGGAATGGTGGTGTCAGCCTGTCCGGGGACGCTGCCGTCGATCGGATTAGGCTGGGGAGTAGGGGCAGGCATAGCCGGGGCGGCATGAACCTGTTCGGCACCGGTGGGGGCGGGGTGAATATCAGACATTTAGGCTCCTTACTGTTGATTCCTTGCTTGATCCTCGATCACACGGCCACCCGTCTGGATAGCCTGCTGTGCAACCTGTTGCTGTAGAGCAGCCTGCTGCTGGGCCTCTGCCCTAGCCTGCTGTTCCTCTTCACTATACTGCAATTCTTCGGGGTTCAGACCAGACGACACCATCAACTTACTGAGGATGTTGTCAAAGTTCAGACTCTGGACACTCTCGGGTGGCATAGCCTGCAACACACCAAGCAGTGACTGAAGTCTGGCACCCTCCAACTGTCGTCCAAGCGCATCCAGACCAGTCTTGATCTCCAGTCTGCCGACCTGTTCCAGTAGGTCGAAGTTCTCTTTAGGCCACGTACCCTTCTTCTTCTCAATCTCCATGCTGCGGAGGACAACCGGACGCTGGATCTGCTGAGCAATGCTGCCCAGTACGTTACCCAGTGTCTGTTCCATTTCCTGTACCGCCTGCTGGATCTGGTACGCAGTCACTCGTTCACCTGTCAGGCTACGAGCGGTGTCCGCCAGGAACACCCTAGACAGTTTCTCCTCACTCATCTGCACACTGGCGGCCAGAGCCTGCAACTGTGAGTTGAGCGGGGGTGTCAGCCAGAAGACATCTTCCTGACGGGCGGTGATAACGTCCATGTTGCGGATGTCTTCGTGGTCGATATCCTCTGGACGAGTGATACCCGTGGGGTCCACAGCGGGGTGGACACGGGAGATGGCGGCGGCAGACTCAACGAGTGCCTTGGTCAGCATCTCCAGACTACGGATCTCACCCCAGTTGGTTTCAACCAGTGATCGACCGTAGTCCTCGGCGTGTACACGGGACCAGTTGATATGGTAGTAGGGACTGTTTGTGTAGGTCTTACCGGATTCGTAGGTTTCACACCTGAATTCCTTGGTAACGTCCCACTTCTTGGTAGACACATTCCACATCAGTTTGGTGAAGTGTGCCTCCAGTCGTCCATTCTCCATCATCAACGCAGACTTACGCTTGCCCCCGTTGAGAGAGGCAAGGTTGTCAGGCAGAAGGTCAGGCTCCAGCCAGTCACGGACGATCAGTTCGGCAATCTTACCGGCAGCGTCACGCCGGAGGACAAAGTCAGACACCGGGTAGACCCGGAAGTCATACTCATCACTCTGGTACATGAGACTGTCAGCCAGCACGATAGCGTTGAGCACGACATTGTGCAGTGCCTGTCGGTAGTTGCTGGCCTCCAGCCGGTTGGCTAGCCAGAACTCTGTCTGGATACCCACGTTCCTAGCACCACTCATCTCCTCTGGTGAGAACACAGGGATCTGCGGGATGTTCCAGTTAAAGAACGGGATGTTGTTCAGCGGATAGATAGCAGCTACAATCTTACTGGTCAACTGCTCACACAGTACAGACACAGTAGAGGAATACTTCTCGGTCAGTAGATCCTGATCGCTGTAGTATTCGTACTCAGGCAACAGTCCAGCGTTGACATACGCTGCCATCTCCCTGAGATATTCCATCTTGGTAGAGCGAGCATTGTTCAACAGCCTGAAGCGTTCCTCCAGTGTGGACGCATTGTTCAGGATCTCTGCGGTTGGGAACGAGTAGGCCATAGGTTAGCCTCCAGTTCCGGGGATACCCAAACCGGTAGACACCAGCAGGCTACGCACACCTCGTCGGTTCTGTGCCATACGACGCTGCCGTTGGATACCGTACATCTCGCTCTTCTCTTCCTCTAGTCGCTGTTGTGCGATCTCTTCATTTGTGGGCTGCGGCGGGGGAGCCGGGGCACTGCCTCCGAAACTCATGTGTCATCTCCTTTGCGTAGGAAGGTTAGTGGAGTGTCTGGCTTCACCGGAAGTTCATCACGGTTGTCAGCCAACGCATACATACGGGCAAGCAGGGCACCGCTGGCCCTCACCTTACCTTGCAAATACTGAATCTGGTTGGAATCCTCCGGGCCAGACGACAATAGATCCTTCTCCCAAGCAATCATAAGCGTGAGAAGTTCCTTGTACAGGCTCGGTGAGACGTAGTGTCTCTCGGAGGAGTTCGTCTGGTGTTCTCGCATTACATTCTACTCCTATGTTCCTCAGGAACTGTCGTCCTCCCCACACACAGGTGACTGCGTTGGGAATGGACACGCTGTCTTTGACTTCCCTAGCCATCGCACGGAGGTTGTATTCCAACCCTGCGACTATCCCAGTGGTAGCCTTATGTATATCTGTAGTCACGTTGGGAAACTCTACGGAAATGAACGGAGGAAGCCTGTCCATGAACTCTTCTGCGTCGTACCAACAGGTAGACCCATGTAGATCACAGTTGTAGACTAGGTTGTTTATCCACAGTGCTGTATGTCCGAATACCTGACCGGAGGCACGGCGGTAGGGCATGTTCTGTGGTGTCCTCGGGTAGTAGAGAAAACCGATGTAGTGACCCTTCTCCATACTTTACCCCCCCTTAGGGTTATCCTATAGTTGGATAATTTGTGCTGAAAGTCCTGACAGGGGTGCGTAACTCCTGCCAGGACAGTGGTTTAGTCGTCCTCTGCTCGCATGATCCGGCTACAGGACCGCATTGTCCAGCAGTACTCCGTAGTGTAGCCCTTTTCTGCGTACCAATCTGTCACAATGGATGTTGCTTCAGCGGGCGTACGGCAGCCGCTGAGGCGTTTCAGTGCTTTGGCTGGTCCAACCCCCACTATGCCTCGAAATCCATCTGTCGCGTCGCCTGAGGCCCACTGGACGTGCTCCAGTAGCCACGCCTCATTCTCACGGACGTGGAAGGGGCACTTGGACTTGTCAGGGTTGTAGTGCCAGCCGGGAATCTGCTGTAGATCCTTGTCGATCGTCACGATAATAGGTACTTCTACCGACTCAGTGGTGGCTAGGATACCCATGACATCGTCAGCCTCCAGTCCCTCTCGTTCCTCCACCTCATACATGACACGGAGGTAGTCTTTGACATTGTCCAGATAGGTGGGACGGGACTGGTCCTTACGGTTGGACTTGTAGTCGGGGAACGAATCGTACCGGTAGGATCGGCCAAGTGAAAGACACATCTTGAAACTGTCGGCACCGCTACCGGATACCCACTCACTGGTGATCTTGTCGGCTAGCATGATAGCAAACCGTTCGTTCTCCGTCTGTGCATCCGTGGCTGCGGCTGCCTTGTACGCGATGATGTCACCGTCAAGCAGAGCGACCGTCTTCATATCCTTGGTTAAACTTGGGGCGATCATCAAAGTCTGGGTTCTCCTTTACGGTGTGCAGCATGAACATGACGTTGCAGAGGGCAGCAGCAAGGTGGTCCTCACTGGTGTCCCCCATCCAGAATTGCTGGAGGTGACGCAGACAGGAGTCATAGCAGGCTGAGACGTTCATTCCCTTCTCCCAGTTGCGGTCACCATAGTGTACTGCTCCCTCCTCCAGTCGTTTAGCCAAGGCAAGCAGGGCATGAGGACTGATCAGGTCAAACCTACCCTTGCCGGTACGGTCGTCACGCACGGCACCGGAGTCAAACACACGCTTGTCAGTGACACTCACACCAGTTCCTTCCAACTTTGTATTCCCCATCCAGTCTAATCCTCAGGTTGTAGTGTTCACCGGCAGCGGTAATACTGTCAGCGAACAGTTGTCCAATACTCTCGGCAATCTCAGGCTCACACTCAAACTGTTGTTCGTCATGGATTGCTAGCAGCAGTGCCCAGCGTCCACCGTGTGGTCCGTATAGGGACACAGCGTTCTTGTAGAACAAAGACAGGGCACGCTTCATCACGATAGCCTCACCACTCATCAGCAGGCTGTTCAGTGCCCGGTAGTCCTGACGGATAGGGATGTGCCTACCGTCCAGACCAACGATGTGACCACGGGCAGCCTGAGACTTGAGTACCTGTTCCAGTCTAGCCAACGCAGGCAGTGACTCACGGAACCTAGCCTTCAGTCGCTTACCCTCGGCTGGTCCCTTGCCGGTAATGGTACCGATCTTAGCGTCACCAGCACCGAACAGGTAGCCGTAGAAGAATGTCTTCGCGTTGTCACGGGTGGGTAGACCAGCCATCTCTTGGTTATGCGTGTGGATGTCACCGTTCAGGATGACCTCGGCATACGCACCGTTGTCATACTGTGCCATGTAGTGGGCCAGCATACGGGCCTGTAGGCCAGATGCGTCACAACCGACCTGTGCCCAGCCGTCCCGTGGTCCGAAGGACGATCGGCACTCCTCACCGAACGGCTTACCAACCTTGGGCACCTGTGCCATGTTAGGCTCGGAGTGTGACATACGGCTAGTCACCGTACCCAACGTGATGACAGACCCATGCACACGACCATCACGGTTGTAGTCAAACCACTGTGCGATCTGCGACAGACGCTTATCGTACATGCGGATCTTGTTTAGCAGTTCGGCCTCTGGAAACTTACGGGCCAACTCGTCAACCACACGCTCGTCAGTGGCAGGCTTACCGCTGTCGGTAAACTTGGTGGGCTTCCAGCCACGACGCTCCATGAAGTGCTTGGCGATGTGGTCACCGCTGCCTGGGTTAAACTCCGTTACGGTCAACTTGTATCTTAGTGGACCATCCCTAAGTAACGGTCGAATCTTAGCGGGGGCATCAGCCTTGCGACGGTAGCCCTGCATGGTGTCAGGATCGTAGTAGTAGTGCGGGGTCTTGAGCCATGTGATCTTGAACCACGGCTTGACCATACGCACCAGTTCCTGTAGTGCGTCATACCGCAGCAGTTCGATCTTGGTCTTGAGATCCTCAGCCACATCGGGGAAGAACTCGACACCATTCTGGATCTGCCTGCTGATGATGCTGGCAACCTCATGCTCCAGAGACATGGCACTGGCGAATGGCTTGACCTTAGGCAACAGGTGCTGGTAGATCTTAGCCGTGAGTGCTACGTCCTGTCGGCAGTAGGTCAGCATCTCTTGGGAGAACGCAGAGAAGTCGTGAAACTCCAGCTTGTTGCTGCCTAGGTACTTGCCCCACGCCTCCAGACTGTGCCCACCCACCGGGTTGGACTGCCGGTCAGGGTACAGCAGGCGTGACATGAGGATTGTGTCGTAACTCGGAGGCAACTTGCGTCCGTTACCCAGCAGTTTCTCTACCACAGGGTCGTCGAACATGCGACAGTTGTGTCCGATCAGGCGATCGGCAGAACACAGGTGGTCAAAGGCTTGGTCCATGTTGTCAGGCGTGAACTCCCGAACCTCACCAGTCTGGATATCCTGCGTCACAATGCAGTAGATAGTAGTAGCATCCAGTAGTAGGTTGTCTGCCTCGACATCGTAGACCAGTACCTTCATTCATCCCTCCAGTTTATCCAGTTCGTACTCCAACAGTTTGGCTTGCAGATTGGCAACACGGTGGAGAGCATGACGCTCAGCCTCCCGTGCCCGTTCCACTTCCTTCCACAGTTCTCGCAACTGGTCAGGATTCGTGGGAGTAGGCTTACGCTGGAGTGCCAGCAGTTGGTCCTGAATTAGGTTGAACTTGTACAACGGCACAGTATTGTCTTCTACCCACTGTTCGATCATGTTCAGTAGGTCAAAGAGTCCAGGTTCATTGTCCATTAGTTGTCCTCCTCTTTAGGTTCTTCTTTCCTCGGTCGTCCAATCCGTTTGGTTTGTGACAACTTCCGCACCTCTGTGGTCAACGCCTCTACCTGTTCAGACAGGGCGTTGAGTGTAGCCAGAAACTTCAGCGGGTTCTGTGCCGTCAGTGGATCGTGCTTCCAGTCTTTCATTAAGCCTCCAGCATATCTTCAACATCGGTCTTGTGTACGGGTGGCTGCTCGGTGATCAGTTCCTCCAGTCTACCAGAGTCGTGACTGTAGATCAACTCACCAGCCACACCGGTGGTGCCTGCCCGTCGTGCCTTCAGGATACGCACAGTCGTGGTGTTACGCTCCATGTCCGTGTCGGCCTGTTGGTTACGCTCCAGTGCCACCACCTCATCAGACATCTGAGCAATACCACCGGAGCCACGCAGGTGCTTGATCGTGATCTGTCCACCCTCCTCGAACGGCTTGCCATCCGGTCGTGACAGGTGGGTCACAGCCCCCAGCCACACGCCAGTACGCTCGACGAACGACCGCAGGTTGGTCATGAGTACGTCGATATCCTTACGCTCGTTGTTACTCTCGATACCCGACACGGCGATAGAGATGTGATCCAGGTAAATCTTCGTACACCCCAGTCCAGTCGCCATGTAGTTCAACTTGCACAGCAGGTTGTCACTCTCCAGACTACCGAAGTGGTTGTACAGGTAGAGCCCAGACTTGTTGTAGAAGTCTCTGGCCTTGGTGTACGCATCCACATCCAGTGCCTCGGCAATCATGGGTGGATCGTCCGGGTACATCTCCTGAATCTTCTGGCTGGCGAGGATACGCCTCACCGGCTGGTTGATACGCAGTCCGATCAGGTCGTTGAGTGTGTCGGATGGCGACTCCTCCAGCATCAGGACACCCACCTTGTGTCCATTCTCTACGTCGAAGTTGATCATCTCCCTGATCATGGTAGACTTACCCATGCCGGTGCCTGAGCAGAACATGGTGAGGTCACCATCGGCACGGCCCAGCAGTTTCTTGGTCATGCACTTGTAGGGGTAGGGGTAGATGTTGTCCGTAGACATGGTGGCCTTCACCTCGGAGGCGTGCATGATGCCATCCGGTCGGAAGGGGTGAGGGTTGTTCAGATCCTCAGCCAGTTCCTTGTGCTTGCCAGACTTCAGGTACTCGTTGGGATCTTTGTACCTGAGTTTGGTGATGTACGCTTTGCCAGGAGACAGCAGGGATGCACACTCCTGTGCCGCTGCCTTACCCTCAGCGTCGTTGTCGAACACAAACTCTACCGCGTCGAACGATTCCAGAAACTCTAGGTTCCTGCGTACCGCCTTGGCTGCACCCGCTGCCCCGTTGGGGATGGACACCACGGGTGTGCTGTTGCTCAGTTCGTACAGCGTCATCGCGTCGATCTCGCCCTCGGTCACACGGATCTTGTGTCCGCCACGCCAGAGGTGCTGACCGAACAGGGGTGCCTCATCCAGATCGCCTTTGCTGTAGAACGCCTTCTTGTCTGTCTTGCGTACCTTCTGGTACACCACCTTACCGTTCACCTGATAGTTTGCCACCTCCATATGGTAACCCACACGGTAGCCAAACTTCTTGCAGGTCGTCTCACTGATCCTGCGGTGGGGCAACGGTTGGTATTGCAGATCTCCGGTGACAAAGTTGTTGTCCACTGGTTCCTTTCTCTGTGTCGTACCGTCTCCACGGTAGTATGTCTGACAAGCAAAGCACCATCCCGAACCATCCTCGTAGCGGTTCAGGTTGTCACCATCCTTGTCGCCACCGTTGGCTCGACAGTTGGGACACGGTTCTCTTGCAGTAATCAGAAGTCCTCCTTCGTGATTTCTCGGATTGTTTCTCTCCACCACTTGCCGTCCTTAGCCTGAGCGTACTTACGCCAGCCAATGACGATGATCTTACGGTTCTTGTTCTGGACCCACAGTTCAGCGGTAGGGTTGGCAAGGATCTTCTTGACCCGTGCCGACATGTTGCCGGTGGAGGTAGCCTGTACCAGATACACAGCCTGGCCGTCGAAGGTCACAAGGTCAGCAAACCCGAACAAGTCCTGCCGGATCTTTGACCATTGGTTCCACTTCTCAACTACCTCGATCGGCATACCCTGTTGCCGGTAGTAGTCCAGCGTTCTGCTGGTGGGTGTTGCCATCAGAAGATGAACTCGTCCCCGGTGTCGGGAGTCGTCTCGATCTCGTCGGGGATGTCAATGTCCAGCAGGCTGGCAGCACGATCACGACCGCTGCCACCACCAGCGTCACCACCATCCTCACGGTTCTTCTCAACGATCTTGACACCGTCGAGATACAGCTTCAGGCCCTGATGGTTCTTGTTCATGCTGCCGTCGTTGTAGCTGGGGGTGCAGGCCACACGGATCTTGTCGGTGGACCACGGGTTGTACTTCAGGGGCTTACCGTCAGTGTCAGCCGTCACGAAGTCATCCTTCTTGGTCACGGCCTTGAGTACCTTGACCTTCTGGTTGTCGTAGGTAGCGTCCTTCAGGGCGGTGGTGACCTTCACAGGCTCATGCCCCTTCTCTTTACGCATGTCATTCTCAAGGTCAGTCAGCGTCTTGACGAACGCCTTGTGTTCCTTGTCGGTCATGTCGATAACCATACCAGCGACATACTGGTCACGCAGTTCATCCTTCTCGACCACCTTGGTCCAGTAGGAAAGGCAAGCGGGCGAGGCGACGGTGTTACGGTACAGGTTGCTCATGTGAATCCTCCTTAGTTGCTCTGGTTAATGATCGCGGTCTTGATACCCTTGTGAATCCTAAGGGCATGTCGGAGCAGTCGTTCCCATTCCTCTACGGGTTTGCCACTCTCGATGATTGACTTCAGGTACGCTGAGATGGTGATGTCCAGTTCTCTATCAGTCATCCGTATTGCCTTTCCAATTCCTTTATACTGACGTACTCCACTCCCGGTGCCTCGACAGGAGACTCGGGCCTTACCTTGAGTATACCATATGTCCAGCCCCGTGTCGAGCGTTTGGCATACGGTGGGACATATCCGTCGTGCATGAACGCCGGGGCACTCATCACCATACGCACACCTCCGGGCACTGGTACCGTGATAAACTGTAGACTATGCTGGTGCCCCTGGATCAGGTGGTTACTGGTGTGCTTAGCCACCGTGCTCAGACTCAACGGTCGTCCCGTATTCCCCATCATACAGTGGGTGTAGTGGATACCACCGATGTTCACGATCTCCCCATACTCATACACACTGTCCCAATATTGAGTATAGGCGACAATATCGTCGAAGTCAACCACCGTACTGAACCCGTACGGATCTTTTTTCTTGGCCCTGTCGGCACGCTCCTCATGGTTGCCTTTGATCTTGATGCGTTCCATGACATGGGGTGCGTGCTTGTGGCTACGCTGACGGGCAGACCACTCGTCGATCGGGGCGAACACACGACGCTGTGCCTCCACCATAGCCGCCACATCCTGACGGAAGGTGGTGACCTTGATGTCATCCCACCCGGACATGCTGTCCAGACTGCCGAAGTCACCGATGCTGATGACCGCCCGTGGTCGTTCCTCCAGGATCATACGGCCCAGCCAGTCGAACCGGGAGAAGTCATCCTCGGGGTGAGTGTGTGCGTCGGCAATCACTAGGTCATAGTCGTGTGTCAAACCTCTACCTCCTGTCCGTCCACTCGGATGGTCATGCCGAATCGGGTAGACACGGCACGGATAAACACCTCGTTACGCCTGAGCATACGCAGCCCGGAGATCACCTCCGTCTCCCACTTGCGGGGAGTCATCAGCATACGCTCGAAGTGAACCACTACCGTCTGGATACCGGCGGCGAGGATGTCCGTAGCACAGTGCAGGCAGCAGGCCCACGGTGCGTACAGCGTGCCGCCATAGGTGTAGTCAGACTTGAGCAGTGCGTCTGTCTCGGCATGGATAACTGCCCACTCCTTGTCCAGAGACGGTGGATCATTATCAACACATCTATTCCAACCTGAATCGCCATTGATCCACGCACCAACCTGTGTGCTGGGGTGGGTACTCAACTGTGCCGCCTCGTATGCCTTCATCAGCCCAAACTCATCGTCTGGATCGTAGAGAGGAGACACCAGTGGTGCCAGGAATTCAGCCATCGGGCTTCGGATACTACGGTTAACCAACAAAGTTCGTACTCCTTTTCACTAGGTTCAGATCGAAGTCTCCCTTGTCAGGATGAGGCGGGAGGTCGATCCCTTGACTCACTCGAAACTCTTCCATAAGGTCATGCTCATGCAGTCGGACAAACTCCTCTCGGATAATGTCACGCATCTTGGGGACATCACAGGCGTGGGTGCCGAATGAATCGTGCACAGCCGACATGCTGGTGATTCCCTCTGCCTGCATACGGTTGATCACCATACCCATGTGGCACGCATCCAGTGAGTGGATGTAGTTGGGTGCAATACCCCTGATCTGTCGTGCCTTCAGCAGTACACGCTGATCCTTGGGCACCCACGTTGCAAACTTCTGGAGCAGCGTAGCCACCCACCGTTGCTTCATCACCAGATACTCTTGGTTGACTACGAATCCCAGAGGGGTAACCCACTGGCAGGGGATGTTGTGGTTAGAGCAGATCTCAGCACACTCCTGTAGCCAGTCCATGATCTTGCGTCCTGCCACGATAACCTTACTGATGGACTCATGCAGACAGTCACGCATGTAGTTCAGGTTGTTGTTGACTTCTCCTGGCACTTGGTCAACCAGTCCGTCAATCAACAACTGCGTCCTCATGCCCTGTTTGGTCACACCGTAGGGTGTAGTCATGGTACCACGCTTACAGGTATTGCGATCAACGTGTGGCTTCCACGCAGCAGCAGCCTCAGCAATATTTGGGTTGTCACTGTGGATATCCTGCTCGATCATACGCATGACCTGATCAGCCACATCCTTGTAGATGTCATTCGGCTTAGCACTGTCGATCAGGTTCGTAGCCGCCGCACCAACAGGGTCACGACCCAAAGCGGAAAGGTGCTGAAGACCGTTGCAGGTACCATCCATAGCCACCGGACATCTGGACTTATACCGCCGATGATCACCAGAACGAACAGCGTTGCGATAGTCAACGGCAGCAGCAAGAGCCCGGTAAGGACTGTCGCAATCAGACCATCCACGGTAACGGAACGGATCGTCTGCCCAACGGATGATGTCGTCATGGTTTTCCTCTACCTTCTTGATCTTGTCCTCTAGGGTATCCTTGTCCCACCCGATACAGTTGGCGAGGTGGATACGCAGCCAGTACCACCCGTCGTCACCCAGTTCCTTAGCCTCACCAAACTCCAGCAGTGCCTTGCCAATGTCGTCGGCCTGCGGATGCAGTGCGGTAGACACCGGGTACATACGACCACGCCAGTCCATCTGCCAGACGAACCAGATGTTCTCGTACCTGCTGAAGCGTTCCGCTAGGTATATCTGGTTGAGCAGCGTGCGTCGTCGGCTACGCTGGCTACGGTTGTACTCATGCACACGGTAGCAGTCGAACCGATACTTACTGCGTACTTCCTTGTCGTCCACATTGTCAGGCACGGGTGGCAGCGGTCGTTCCTCTGCGGACACCATGTCCCCAAGGCAACCACCAGCGTCAAACACCTGCTTGACAACGGCTAGTACCTCTTTGTTCACACGCCACGGTGTAGCCTGTAGGCTGTTCACTGCGTGGATCATCTCACCTACGTCTTCTATCCGGTAGATAGCCGACCGCCTACGGTAGTCTGACTTCACCAGAGGGAGGTGATGCCAGTCGTAGCCACCCTTCTTCAGGTCTGTCCAGTCGTTGGGAGGCACCACCATCGGCATGTACCACGGCTGGAGGATCTCAAACTGTTCGATGTTCTGCTTGATCCACTGCGACACATCATCACGCAGGGTCAGCCTGACCTCACGCTTTCTCTTTGCCTTGTTGAAGAACACCTTGTGCTCGAACAGACTGGTGTGCTGGATGGCAAGGTGCATCAGCAGGCTACCTGTCTGAAGCCTGACGACCCTGTCCTTGGGAATGTCCCATTCGTGACGGGCCATCAGCTTCTTAGCGTTCTCCTGCTTCCACTCTCTGGTGTACTTGATCGCAGTCTTGTAGACCTTGGGGCACTCACGTTTGAACTTGTCGAACGCACCCTCAACGTCCACGTCACCACCGATAGAGATGGCACAACTCTGGATGTTTGTCTCTTCGTGAGTGAAGTTCACCATGTTGATCAGCGTGATCAGTGCCAGGCGATCGGCAGGCAACGACACGATAGGCTTGGCCCACGATCGGATACCAACCAGACTGCTCTTGCCCAACGCTGCCATCTGCATCTTCTCGATCTCAGGGACGAGGGAGGTCATCGCGTCACGAATGACCCGCATTGCCGGAGGGTGCTGGCTCAGGTTCTGCTGGCTTAGCAGTTCGTGATACCGTTGCACCCCCCGGTCAATAGCGGACATTTCGATCTCCCGCTCCTCGTCATAGAGGTGGGGAGGTACCTTCATTATTCCTCGTCCTCATCCGTGTTGAGCACCACCGCATAGTCAGGCGGGAACACAGCCACGATCTCGTCGTCATCCCCAAACAGGATACGGTCGCCATTCATGTTCATGCTGAGTGAGGCAGCGGTGATCTCCACCGACGCACCACTCTCGTTACCAACGCAAAGGTAAGTCCTAGTGTCCTGTACTTCCAAAGCCACCTCCTCCTCGATCTGTGCTTTCTTCCGTGATGCTACCGGGTGCGAAGCAAATCCGAACGGTTCGTTGAATGCAGGCTTGGGCAATACGATCTCCCTTCTGGATAGTGTACTCACTTCCACTGTTGTTCACCAAGATAACCTTGACATCCCCACGGTAGTCACTGTCGATAGTGCCGGGGGAATTAGCCACCGTGATTCCCTTACTGGATAGGCCACTTCTGGACCTGATCAACATTTCCCACCCCGGTGGTAGTGCAACTTTGAACCCTGTATATATGATTCTACGCTCACCAGATGCCAAAGTCAAGGACTCGTACGACCGTAGATCTACGCAACTTGAGCCACGGGTGGCGTACGTTGGGATAAAGTCAGGGTCTACTGCGTCAATCAGAATCGTCTGCTGTTGAATGGGTGTCTCCGATGTCAACGAGTTCACAGTGGTTGCCTGAGCAAGCGTAGGACTGTGATCCCACAGTGTTGTCCTCTCGCTCGTAGTCTGCAAGTTGGGTCCAGTCAATGTGTTCGGGGGTAAGTTCTCGCAGAGATTCATATTCCTCCTTGGTACACTCCTGATAGGGTGCCTGCTTGTAGGTGCCGCCGTCCCACGGGAGGAACGACACCCCACTCATGTGGTCAAAGTGTTCGTACACCCAGGCACCAACCTTCAGCCACTCGTCTTCCTTCACACTCACGGTGATGCTGGGCTTGTGTTCGCACCAATACTTCTGGTACGTCAGCCACAGTTCCAACTGTTGGATAGCGTCCTGATCCTCACGGTACACCGCACCCTCCGGTGCCTTGACCGGAAAGTAGAACACGGTGGTGGTGTCAGGCTTCATCACACAGGGCTCATGCTTGACTCCCTGTTCCTTCAGGAATTGGGTGAGGGGATCTTTGTTGTCACCACGGACAGACCGGATGTAGTAGGGGCTGTACCGTGGGTGGATACCAGAGGCAGAGTTACACAACTGTGACACCGTACCGCTGGGCTTGACACAGGTGATGGCAGCCGAAGGGTTGATGCCCAGACGCTCTGCCCACGTCTCGTTGGTAGCAATGGCTTCATCCTTTAGACGGCCAAGAAGTGTCGGGAGATACCCGTGTGTCCCGTTGGTTAGCGGGTTGTCCATGATACCAGTGAGTGACACACCCAGCAGTGCTTCCTCCTCCGTGTTACGCTTCCACTTCTTGCGGAGGTAACGGAAGTCGGTTAGCGTAGCCTGAAGGGTACCAAGGATGGTAGCCACCCGCACCTTACGGAGCAGGCTTTCCTGTGTGTCATCCGGTCGGACTACCAGCTCGGTTAGATTACAAAAGGCACATGACCGCAGGGTAATTTCTGAACCATTGTTGTTACTAGACCACAGCATTTCTGTGTGGTTCCCCATGTTACCACGGGGATCAGACTATATCACCACCCGACAGAGCCGGGGCAATACGTTCGAGTTTGTATTCAAAGCTTGGAAGGACATACGGTCGGACAGTGTCAACAAAGAGTTGAATGTCCTTTGTCTTGACACGAAGGTGCCAATACTTACCGTGTCTCACGACAGATGTGCGGATGTTGGTCTTATCGTAGATAGCCTTGCTTAGGGCTTGGTTATCTGCGTAAGAGAATCCCTTGGTGTGCAGACCGACGCTGGCGTGAGGATTCTTGAACCGTGTGTCAAGATGTGTGCCCCCGTCTGCCATGAAGATAATAGCCAACGCTTCGGCATCCATCATGGCTAGCATGTGAGGGTCAATAACTTTCTTCTTGTCAATGTACACACGATCTCGGATCTTCGTCAGCTTCGGGTGCCGCTTGGACTCCAGACGCACTTGCGGGGCACGGGTGTACCCATCTGTGTTGTAATCTGGACGATCCCTAATCACACACCCGACGAAGGTTTCCAAGGTTTCTTTTACCCACTCCACGTAGTCTAGGTTTTCTTTACGCATGTTCATAATGAACTGAGCGTTACACTTGCTGTTCTTCTGATAGATGCCACCATCAAAGGTAGCCATGTAATACAGTCGCTTTGAAATATCTTTACTCATAGTCGTTACACCTCCCTATACAGGGTTGGCACGGGATTGTCCTAATAGGAGTTCCCCCGTTTTTAGTATTGTTATTCGATCGTTATTGCTAACGAAAGCCGCATTCGTTTACGGATTAGTACCGATCCAGTGCACGCCTGGGTCACGACGGTCAGGCATCAGGTCAATGGCTGCCTGCCGGTTGAAGATCCCACGCTCACCACTCTTGCTCTCGTAGAGGGCGGTCCACTCACGGAGGAAGGAACCTACGGATGGGGTGCCGAGGTATGTGGCACTGTTGTTGGCGAGGGCTCGCTCTGGGTGGTCGTTCCACCATGCACCAGACTTTGCCGTTGCCAGATCAGTGTCCCCCAGATCAGACAGTGAGATAAGAGCAGACCGACGAACACCCCCAACCACCACGACTTCTGCCGTCTTGCAGACCAGATCGTGGCACTCCATGCTGGTGAGTTTCCTGCCTGCCGCCTGCTTGAACACACGCACTGCGAACCTGAACAGTTGGTCGAGGGGCTCTGGTCCACTGGCTCTACCTCCAAAGGTCTTGAGTCTGCTGCCTGCCGGTCGCACTTTGCTCATGTCCCACCGTGGGATACGACCAAGGTACAGCATGGCGATCAATTCACGGAATGCTTTAGCCCATCCAAGTTTACTGTCGGCTACCACAATGGTGGTGTCCGTGTGGTAGAACTCGTCAGCCACCACGGGCAACTGACGGATGCACTCCTGCTCGACGCTGAACCCCACACCCGTACCGTTCATCAGGATGTACAGGATCTCGTCGAACGCAACCTGATCGTCGATGGCAATGAACGCACAGTTGTACCCAGCCACGTTCTCCTTGGCTAGGGCTGGGCCTGCGGTCATCAGGCACCGCATACTGGGCATGACCTCCTTGTCGTAGATCGCGTTGTACAGTTCGTCGTATTCCTCCGTAGTCAGAAGGTCACGGAAGAACTCCATGTACCTGGTGACCGTCTCCTCCCACGTCTCTCGCCGTCCCTTGTCGTCTACCCACCGGGCGTAGCGAGAAATATGGATAAACTCGGTATACACATCCTCTGTCAAGGCTCAGGCACCTCCGACGATAGAGGCGTACCAACTGGGGACAGCCGTACCACTGGCACTCTCAGCCGTGACCAGTGCAATGCTGTCTCGTCGGGTGTCGGTAAAGGTACGAGTCTCCCCGGTGGGGACAATGATTTCAGCCAACTGCGTGTTGCTATCCTCATCAGCGTACACACGGAAGGTGATGTTTGCCACACCAGCACCGAACGTGAACTGAACGGGGCTGCCACTGTTCACACTGCGTGTCCAGATGGTGACCTCCGAACCTGTGGTGTCAATCGTGTTCGTGTTGCCAGAGATACCAGTCACAATAGCCATATGATTCTCCTTATTAAAGGGGTGTCCTATAGTTATCCATCAGGATACAGACGCTTCAGTTGTTCTTCCAGATCCCCCTCATCTTGTATGCCCTTGTCGTGCAGGTCCACAATATCTTGGGGGTCGTAGTCTCCGTTGATCTGACTCTCGATTTCATACCAGTCACACATGATTATCTCCAAGTCTGTGCTTCTTGAACGCACCCCAGGTAATGGGGAAGTATTCCTCGATCCACTTCGCAATCACCTCAGCATACACCCGGATCTCCTCCTGTGCATGGGAGTGCAGCCTCAGTCTCACAAAGTGCAGCAGATTGTGAAGGTCCACCGTTGCATAGAACTCCGTGTACAGGGACACAGGCAGTACCATGCGGGCCATCTCACGGGACACACCCTGATTGAGCATGTCCTCATACACCAGCAGTGACATGCCTGTGATTCCAATTGCCCCCGGTTCCTTGTAGTCTACAGTACCATCGGACATCTGCTTGTTGTCCTTGGACTGCCCACGCCACACCTCAGGCTCATAGAACTCACACGGTGCCTGCTTGTACCGGTAGGATGCCTCCGCATAGCTCCACGTCCGGTGCCGTAACCACTGTCGTGCCACAAAGATAGGACACTTGACATACATCTGGACAACGGCGTGCTCGAACGGTGAGGTGTGCTCATGCTCCATGAGGTAGTTCAGGAGTTTGGTTGTCTCCTCAACCGTCCGCTCCTGTTTGTCACCACCGTAGGACACACGGGCAGCACGCTCGATACTCTGGTCACTACCCATGTGGTCGATGATCTCGATGATACCGTGGTCAAGTACCTTCACTCGTCACCTCCTTCTTCTACATCATTCAGATACTCAGACTTGTACCAAAGAATACGCTCACGAAATTCTTGCATGTCCTTGGATAAGTACTGCCACCGTAGATCATTGCGGATACGAGAGTCTGGATTAGTATACAATGCTCGTGTGATTATCTCGTCCGCTTCTTCTAGATCA